TCTCTCAAAAAATAACATTAATATTAATCCCATAAAAAAACTTCCTACAAATATCTTTTTATTTATAAATTTTAACATTTATATATTAATCTTACTTTATTTAACTTCTAATAAATTTACCTCCAAGCTTTTTAAATTCTCTTTATTCTGTATTAATATATATTCATTCTCATTCTCATTAAATCTAACAAAATTATCTAAATATTTATGACTCGATATCTCATTTAATTTCGGCTCTAATTTATCTATATATAATTCTATCATATCCTTAATTGTCCTTTCTCTCTCCGGTTCTTCTTTTAGATTTTCTCCTAAAGATTTCATTTCATTTATTATCATTGATACCTCTTTTTCTAAATGCCTCACTAACTCCCCGTCTGCACTTAATGCTATTTTACTTCCCGACAAGCCATCATATAATTTTATATTCTTTGTTAAATTTGCTTTTATTTTTGTAAACCTTTTTAACATCATATCTTCATCTATATATTCAAACAATAGTTCTAACTTTATCTTTATCACTTCATTCTTTAATTCTACTATATTAGTTAATATTTCGCCCATCTCTTTTTCTAAATTTACGAAATGTCTATCCTTTCTGTTTATTGTGATATTTAAACCGCATGGGGCACTCTTATTTCCACACACCACTCTTAATACCCGACCTTTATTGCTAAATATTGTCCCTCCCTCTTTTCCACAACGAACACAATTAAATATTAACATCGGTAATCTTTGTCTCTTCTGTTCTAAAGTATAACTATCATTCTTTACTATTTTCCTTTTCTGTTTGTCTATATTTCTTTCATATTTCTCTTTTAGTTGATAATATTCTTCTATTTGTTTATCCATATTTTATATTAATCAAATGTTATTTTTTTTTCAAAATTCTTTCTTTCTTGATGATTTTCCCATACCGGCAAATCTGTTATCAATCCTTTTGATTCTTTTGTTTTCACCTCCATGTCGGAGTATAACATCAACTTAGAGATAATATACTCTTTCTTTAGCCGATTTCTCTCGATTAGCTCGTCTCCTTTTATATTACCTTTATACCTACCATATAAAAATAAACATATTACCCCTACAACCACTATAAATGTAATTAAATTAAAATAAAAATTATAATTGTCATTTCTAAATGAATGGAATTTATTTAATGACTTCTTTAAAATACTTCTTATCCCCGGTTCTATTAAATTTGGTGTATTCTCAACATTCTTCATTTATTTTAAATATATAAATTAAATATTCTATTTAATTTTTATAATTTATTATTTATATATGTCCTCCCCAAATATTTTATTAAGTGTTTCCTCATTCTTAATTATTGCTATTATTTTCTACATTTACAAATTCTTTATATTAATCGGCAAACTAGACAGTAATCTTGATAAAACTTCCCTTCAATCATTAACTAATTATACCTATTCTTTTCTTAAAAATACCAACTACTATACCCCCGCCGACATCTTCATTCTTGTATTAGTTTTACTTACCATCATGTTTTCACAATATTTCCTTAATCTATATAACTCTAATTTACTATGCGGTTCTACCCAGCCACAATATTGTATATTTAATACTTTATTATCTTGGGGCATATTCACCTTTATTTTTATCCTCGCTAATAAATTTTGGCTTAAACCCTTTTCAAATACTTTCGGTTACTTATTCCTAAGTATATTTATGCAATTGCCCGCTCGAATAAAAGAGATATTTGGGAAAGACGCCGATTTGTATATTGGTAAAGAATGGATTTTTGTCAACGAACTTAATTACTCTTTAGAACCGAACGATTTTAAAGAGAAGTGGTCCAAGAAAAATAATAAAGTCTATCAAGAAGGCGGACAACAACCAGATATCGCCCACCCAATAATGAATGATAATAATAGCGCCACGAATGATAATAATAGTGCCGCGAATGATAATAATAGTGCCACGAATGATAATAATAGTGCCGCGAATGATAAACCCGGAGCGGATAATACGTCACCAAATGAATCCGTCCGGGTAGATCGCCGAGGTTATATTCTCTATACATTATTACAAATTAAAAATCTTGTCTCTGAATCGATTTGGTTTATTCTTATTGGATTACTCGCATTATCTTATAGTTATAGCCACCTTATGTCTAATCAATGTAATATTTCTCCCGAAAAGCAGGTACAAAGCTTTAATGAATATAATTCGACACAAATTAATAATGCGACACAAGATATTAATGACGAGGACGATGATGCTCCGCCTAAAAGAAAATATGTTTCTGGATAATTAGGCACAAATTCGCTCTAAAAAGTTAGACATTTAACTTCGGGTATGTTAAATAAAACATTACTCCCGAATAAGATATTATAGCGAGCAATATAGAGACGAGCCATACCGGTATAATCGTTTTTCTACTTTGACCTAAACCAAATTCTCGTAATGTGTCATCGTTATTATAAATTAATGACGATTTACACATTACTACAACCAAGTATAAAACGAAAAATAATATGATAGATGATGTGGTTATATTATTTTTCACCCAACCCCGATTCATATATTTATAATATATTTTATCTAATAGAATTCATCTAATAGAATTCATCTCCGTCTAATTCGCCAAAATCATCATCTTCTCCTAAATGTTCCAGGTTTAATTCGTCGAATTCTATCATAGCAGCTTCTGCTTCCAGTTGTACTAATTCCATATCAAATATATCTTTGTTCATATCCGTTATTGTCATATCTTTATTTGTCATTATATCTCGTAATGCCTGCTTTTCTAATTTCTCTCTCTCCAAGTCATAAGTATCCTTCTCATATTCTCTAAATCCTTTCTGTAATCCTACGCTCCATTGCTCCAATTTATGTTTTTTAAATAACTTCTCTACTTCTCGTTCTTCATCTGTCATATTTTTTAAAAAGTCGGTCATTACTTCCTTCTCTTTCTCTTTTGCTCTCAATATCTTCTCTTTTAAACTTTCATAACTATAATTTGTTTGTATGAAAGATTGATATGTATGTTCTATACAACCAGTAATTAAATATAAAGTATCATTCTCTATATCTTCTCTCTCTTCTTCTAGTATATCCTGTCTTGAAATATCACCTTGTTCCATACGATTGATTTGTTCTACTGAATAGAGCGGGTCTACATCTTGAACCCTATCGGGAGATACTAAAAATGCGGTTTCATCTTTTGAAAATCGTATATATTCGGTTAATAACGTATATATTAAATATTTATTTAATACCATTATCATATCATAATCAAAGACGGAGTTCGTACCCTTTACCGATACCATATACTCAATTAATGTTGACATTGTATATATGTCATTCGTCTCTCTCAAAACCTTCTCTAATATAGAGTTGATAAACTTATTTCCATAATGAGGTTTAAATATAGAATAATATCTAGAGATGATATCATTTAAATCCGCCCAATGTCTCTCGGATAACTTCCAATGTTTAAATTTTGGAATACTAGAAAAGTCTAATTCATTAATTATCATATTTGGATACACCTTTGATAGATTGGTTATAAAGTTTTTTAATAACGAAATCTTAGATAATATAACATCCTCATTTATTGTATTTGTATCAATCGATATATAATCGTTATTATTTTTATCAGGGTCAATTTCTAATCCGAGTATCCTGAGTTTACGGATTATCTCATCAAATTTCTTGGGTGTTAATGTATAAGCCAAACCATCCCTTATCTGTTTCCCCATTCGTTTATTGGCCTCATCAAGATAATCTTTCATTTTATTTATCTTGGGTTTTATGTTATTTTTCGTAGAATAAACCTCATCTTCTAATATTGATAATAATGGTTCGCTAAAAACTCTGGGGAATAGATGCGAATCTACATTTTCTAAATGCTCTATAAAATCTTTTAGCTTTATTATATTATTTCCTATTGGCACATTCGTGTCTATATATATTCTATTTTTATTATTTACAACGGTTAATAGGTCATTAAATTGTGATTTTAATTCGGGTAGTCGGTGATTTTCTTCTCTCTTCATTAATTCAATATTTTCCTGTAATGTCAAATTCGTATCTAAATAGTCGGGTGTATCACCGCTTATTGTCCTTAGTTCTTCGGTAATAACATTATTACTATCATATTTGCAATACTTTATGATAGTTTGAAGCATAACATCGGTCGAATACATTTCGGGTAATTTTGTAAATGGGGTCTTTGTGTTTTCTCTTGAAAATAGAATGGTAGCCTTACTTATTAATTTTATATCATCTAATAAATTACTTAAATGTAATATCTCATCCCGACTTATTACTATCCCCATCTCTTTGTCCGAAAAGTATTTGAACGCGTCAATATCACCATCATTGCAACAACTATTTTCAAGGAAAGGTTCCTTTAGATTATTCATTAATATGGAACTATTTTTTGAAACGACGCTTAATATATCTTTTTGTAATAAAACGCTAAAATGTATTATTTTGCTTCGAATCGTATTATGACGTATAAATTGTTCTTTATCGCCACTTCTTATTAATCTCATAAGGGTTTCCTTAAAATTTGGCGCCAAACTCTTCACCGTTTTTATTGTTGGATTTTTTATTAGGGGTAAAAATGTATCCCAGTTTGATAGACTATATTGGTCGGGTATCGATACGGTACCGTTTTGTAGTAAATAAATAGATTTACCTTCTATCAATTTCCCTACCTCTGTATTGATTGTTAATATCTTTCCCATTATTTCGCTTAAATTTTTAAATAATGTTCCTTCGTCCATTCTTTTTATGGAGTTCCATGGCTTTACATTGCTTCTTATTTTATACGCGATACAAGCTAAATACTCCAATCCACTTTTATCTTCTGTCCCCGAAAAAGGATACCCCTTATTCATAAATAATGTACCTTTCTTACATCCCGGATGTGTTTTTCTAGTATTGATACACGGTATCGTGGTTTGGATCGCAATGAGGATAAAACATAGCGTGTTTATAATCAAAAATTTGTCTTTCAATATTTCATACGGCTCAGCCTTATGACCCGATTTTGCAATTCTAGCCAATTTCTCTCCATATATTTTCTTATTTGGAACAAATTTATCGGTCGCGTGTAATGTACTTCTTATTATAAAATTATGAGATTGTTCTATATTTATCCCTATAAAATGTGATAATGTTTTTATTATATTTAATATTGTGATACTATTTTCATCCTTAAACTCATCCAGGATATCATCTTTATTTTGAACGATACCCTCTCCAAACTCCTTCTCTAAAATTGCACGAGAAATACTCTTATGTCCTTCTTCGCTATATCCTTCCTCTGTATCGAAATCGATATTTGTAATCTTGTAACCACTATACTTATCTACCCAAGCGTCTCCATCATCACTCATCTCACCTTGGTCGTTGCATATTTTAAACACTTCTTCCAGATAATTATCTCCTTCAATATAGACAGACGCTAATTTAGATACAAAACGTGGCAACAGTTTATAACCCGTTACTATACAATATAACCAATAATCATATCCTTCCGTCCCATTATATTTACTAGAAACATCCGTACAGCAATTTATCGTAAATTGCACGATATCATTTTGCCTTTTTGAAAAGTCCGTTTGCCCTAATATCATATCTCTAAGGTGATCGTATGGAGAATGCAAAACATCCACCTCATCCGCCACTAGTTTCTGTTTTAATAAATCATTTTTGATATTTCGATCGAATTTATTTTGTTTTAAAAAATATATATCTTCTTTGGCAACATTAAATAAATAATCTATTTTTTTATGATACTCCGCAGAAGATATCTTTATTTTATCATCAAATTCTTTTATCATCTCATCTATTGTCGTATTCTCAAATTGTCGAATTGCATTCTCATCATTCATACAGGCCTTACTTACCTTTATGCATTTATGATGTACGTTGCAAAAGTTATCTTCATCCTCATCTTTCATTAATTCTGTTATTGTATCATCATTTACCCAACGCTTTTCCCTTCTAACATAATAAAGTCTATTACTATCAATGTGTAAAACACAATAATCATTATCTCTTACTTTTCTATTACCCGACATTATTGTCCGCGCCTCAAATATAGATTCCTGCACCGATAGACCATTATTCTCTCTTAACAAATCCGCCAATATACTCTCTCTCCTCATTTCTATATTCTCATCCGTTACATCACTCATCTTTGATAACCCTACTTCTATTGTATCATTATAGTCCCTCACTAAATCATAGAACGTAAAATCGTACTTTTTATCAAAATATATATCCTTCTCATTATCATCCTCTAAATATTCCATATTCAAATACTTTTTACTTAATATATATTTTTTACAATCATCTTCCGGAGCAATTACATCATTTCTTTTATTGGTAATCAAATCTAACCCATCATTTATCGATAATTCCTTATTTAAAACAGTTATACCGAGAGAGAATAATTTACCATTATCTACTTCATTTACTTTAAATAGAATATCACTATTCGACATCGTATCATTTAAACCATAACTATCTATTATTGTATCTTTTATTATGTCGTCATTATTTAATAGATTTAATAATGAATTCCCCACTCTATTTCCTACAATCCTCGATAATTCATTAAATTCCCTACTATTCTTTGCATAATCCTTCTTAAAGTCTCGTATCTTCCCACTCACATAGTAATTTATTGCCTCATATTGTTTATATGATATATCATCCTGATATACTAAAAATGGCTCCAACTTACCCAACACATCCTTAAATGATAAATTATTTATCTCACTCTTTACTAAATTAAATATTGTCCTCGTCTTCGGTATTATCGCATTCAAATACTTTTCATATTTATCTTCTATCTCTCCCGCTATTATCGTTTCGTCGGGTAAATATTCCTTCATCTCTTGAAAGAATCTACGTTCATCCTCTTCGATTGACTTATCCAGATCTCTTACTACTACCGTAGATAACGCCATCTTTTTAAATATAATAGAATACAACTCTCGTTTGTTACTTAATATGCTACGATTTAATATATTTGTTCCCGGCAAGTCTACTCGCGATAAATTGATAAACTCCATCGGCAACATCAATATCGACTTTAAACAAATATTATCCCCGCCATATAATTTATGTATTACCGTCTCTATCTTTCCACTCGGTAATTTATTCCCACTCAACACAGACCTCCCTATATCATATACCTGGGTTTGATACTTTCCGGTCTCTAATTTATCATATCTCAATAATGTTGAATTAAAGTCATCAAAATTATCTACTACACTTGTTATTCTTGATTCTACCTCTTTCTTTGCAACACAATTCCTCTCATCTCCCCCCGTTTGTAAATATGGAGTAAAATACTCATTTAATATATTCATCAAATAACGATAATTATTTTCACCATCTGGTATATCATTTGTGCGATAACTCTCTAATGATTGATTCATTGTCAAAAGAGTGTCTTCCGTTGTTCTCTTTGTTATATCTGATATATCCTCGTCTAAATCTAATTCTAAATCATACATTTTTTTCACATTGCTTGTCACCGGAATTAACCAATATAAACTTTTATTCATTTTCATTAAAGAATCTACTAAAGGCTTATACAATGCTCCTTTCTTTTTCGGCAACCCAGCATTATCTAACTTATCAAAATGCGAAAATTTATTACGTAATTGTTTAAAACGTTCTATTAGTGTATGTATCTGATTCATTTTTTCTCTACTTCTCTCTAAATTGGGTACCTCTGATAAAAATTCATTTAATAAATCCTGCGTTTGCTTCTCTATACCATACCTCTTCGATGAATCATCCACATCATATATCTCCGTAAATTCTTCTACCTCATCTCCAAATATTAACTCTGTCTCCTTCACTATTAATGTCCTTAATTTTTGTTTATTCATTCCTTCCTCTCCATCTATCTCTTCTTTATCACCCAAACCCTCCTCCCCTTCCTCTCCAAACTCATCCCGTTCTACTAATTTACTTGGTTCTTCTCTTATCACTATTCTTTCTATCCGCTTGGTCTCACTTATACCCTTATACTCAAAATCCAAATATATTATATCATTTGTAATTAGCTCTATTTCTATCATATCTTCTTCTAAATTTGTAATCTTTCCCGTATAAATTACCGGAACATCTAAATCAAAATGGATATCTATCCAAGTCCCCGGTACTAAACCATTCTGTTTCGCATAACTTGCACTCTCCGACCTGCTTAATATTACTATTCCTGTTATTGACTCATTTTGAAATGAACCATCCTCCTTGAATTGTAATTCTCTCTCACTCTCATCCTCCATTGCTAATTTTACTCTCTCTTCATCGATATATATAACATAACATCTCTTATCGTTTAATTCCTCGTCCGCCACCGACTCTATCCTTAATATATCACCCAACTTTAATGATATCTCCTCCTTCTCTCCTATTATATCCTTTAATGACTCCGCCGTCGCATCCACACCCTCTTTTATATTGTCTATAACCCGGTCCGTACCTTCTATTACACCTGATAATGTTTCCAATTGTTGAATCTCTCCCTTTATTGATTCTTCCATTATCTTCTCCAAGTTTGATGACATTATCTTATAATTAGGGTAGATATTTATCTTATTATACTTACTTTATTTATTTGTAAAGAAGTTAAAGATTATTTCTGTTATTGTTAATAACATGGTCTCCTATAATCTATCCTTCTTGAAAGATATTATTAACTGTCCCGTTAATCTTGAACCCGATAATCTTGAACCCGATAATCTTGAACCCGATAATATTGAACCCGATAATCTTGAACCCGATAATCTTGATGATAAAATTAAAGAACTGAATTTAACAAAATTCGTCTCACATATTGATAATGATACATATCAAGTATATAGATATAATAAACCCCGTCTAAATGAAGATAATATTTCCACCCTTGGACTTGTTCGTTCCATTGTCACATCAAATAATAACATTCTTGCCTTTAGCCCTCCTAAATCTATCTCTCTCTCATCCTTCCAAACCGATAATGACATTAAAAACTGTATCCTTCAACAATTTGTCGATGGAACTATGATTAATTTATTTTATATCAAGGACCTTGGTGACCCTATCCTTGGTGATTGGCAAATTTCTACAAGAAGTTCTGTCGGTGGTAATAATTTCTTTTTCTTCTTTCCCGAAACGAAGACAACATTTAGAGATATGTTTATCGATGCCTACAATCATTCTAACTTTGATTTTGATAAATTAGATACTAATTTATGTTATTCTTTTGTTCTTCAACATCCCATGAATCGTATTGTCAGTAAAATAGATACCCCCACTCTTTATTTTATTAATGCGTTTGAAATTGATAACCAGAATTTAATTATTACCCCCGTTGATAATAAAGCCATACTCGATAAGTTTAAAGATTCGAAAATCATGTTTCCTAAAATATATGATACTTCTACTTTTTCATCCTATCATGATGTTGAGAAGTTACTTATTGATAACGTAGCGGATTTTGATAATGTTGGTATTATGTTATTCTCTCAAGACCTTTCACAAAGATGTAAAATCAGAAACCCCAACTATGAAAAGGTAAGACTACTAAGAGGAAATCAGCCGAAAATACAATTTACATATTTGACGTTGAGACAGACCTCTCACGACAAAGTCAGGGAGTTCTTACATTTTTATCCAGAATATAAAGATACGTTTAATAAACTCAATAATCAACTTGTAACCTTTCAACAAAATTTATTCAAACTTTATATTAATTGTCATATCAAAAAAATGACACTACATAAGGACCTGCCATATCAATTTAAAACACATATCTATCATATTCATAATATATTTCTTACCCAGCTAAGAAGTCACCGGAAATTTGTCACCATTGATGTCGTCGAACAGTATATGAACTCTCTACATCCCGCTAAACTAATGTATTCTATTAATTATTCTAATAGATCTACTAAAATAAATGATAAACAAAATGTTGAAGAACTATAATATCTTTATAATATCTTTATAATATTTATAATGAAATATTCCTTAAAGAAATCGTTGACTTCCAATAAACGAACCACTAAAAGGAAATCTCCCAATAAACGAACCACTAAAAGGAAATCTCCCAATAAACGAACCACTAAAAGGAAATCTTACAATAAACGGACTACTAAAAGGAAATCTCCCAATAAACGGACTACTAAAAGGAAATCTCCCAATAAACGGAATACAACGGGGAAAATTAAAATATACCCACTAAACCCATCTTCTAAATCTTTTATGAGGAAGAGATATATTTCGGGAGGTACGAACGGCAATATATCTATCCTAGTTAGTGATATGGATTCTCCGGTTACCGAAACTCAAATTGAAATTGACCCAACACAAAATATAAAGGACGAACTTAATTTAAAATATCCACTAGAAGACCCATCCCTGTATATTGCCGCTCTTTATTTTAATAATGAACGGATTAATATAACTGAAACATTTAAAGAGGCCGTGCCCGACTTTGACGAGAACGCGAGATTTACGATAGATATACGAAACTATTATATTGAACTTCGTGTTCGTGATACTCGTCGCAATGATGGCGACACACAAATTAAAATTGATAAACGAGACGCTATTCGCCCAACATTGAGAAAACTATATCTAGATGACCGACGAGATGTAACTAGTATTCGTCTTAATTCTATTGAAGCTACACCCGTAAACATAAATAATACATTTATAAAGGAAATGAATGATATAAGAGATAACGATATCCTATATGTTGAAACGGACCCAATAATGGTTCACGGCGACCCGGAGCCACATCATTGGGAATGTGATTTATTTGATGGCGGGGACCAATGTACTTGTCCATAACTAGCTGACCCATAAACACCCGATATAATAGAGAAGAAGGTTAAAACGAGGCATTTCATTTCATACAATCGACTATCGTAAAATTCGTGATGATTGGGTAATATTTTACACATGTTTACAGTGTGTCTTCTCGAAAACGATTACATATATTCATTTTAAATTTTAAGTTACTTTTTAAATTAAAATTTAAAGAAAAATACATATTTCGTATTAATGAATTTTGAGCATATTTCTTCTAAAACTAACTTTGAGAAGTATTTGGACAATTTAGGAAGTAATATAGCAATCATATGGTTTAGTGCTACCTGGTGTAATCCCTGTAAAAGGATAAAATCTACTTGCGAAGAGCGGATTAAAGAGATGGAAAATAAAAATATGGATATTTTTGTTGTGGATGTTGACGAAGATATGGAATTGTTTGGTTGGTTAAAAACACGGAGAATGCTATCGGGAATCCCTTGTATTCTAGCATATTTTGGAAAGGAAGAAAGAGACATATGGTATATACCCGATGATTCTGTATCCGGCGGGGAGAAAAAGGATGTAAATGATTTTTTTGATCGCTGTATGGTAAAATCTCTTGAGTATGATAATCTACTATAGACCGACCGAATACTGTTCTATTATACGGAGTTATTACTCGTCCAAAATTCATGATCATCTTCGTTATATAAAGTGTGCCAACTATCAAATATTTGTTCTAATATAAATATCTCATCTATATCTTTTTGTATGTCTTTATCCTCTCCTGACCACATTTGTTCTAATGCTCGTGTTTGCGTTACGTACATCTTATCCCGAAGTCTTTTTAAATTCTGTCTAATTTTTATATTTACCATAATAATAATATATGATTATATATTATTATTATTACTATGAAGTATTGTAATATATCATAAATCCTATGATATATCATACATCTTAATAACTATAACCTATTAACAATAAACAATAAACAATAAACTATAAACAATAAACTATAAACAATATTTAGATTCGAATAAACGATATCTATTTAGTTATGTTTTTTAAAAATACAATCTTCATTTGATATATTTACTATATTATTAATTAAATAAGGGTCCTTGAAATTGCAATTTGTAGTCCAGACCTTAATAACGCAAAAATTCTTTTTCGGTGAGATGGTAATACCTGTAATATTGTCTTCGAACTTTTTATTCTCAGATAAAGAGTATCCAATTAAAGTATATGATAAATTTTTCCAGGCCTCAACAACAGATTTATTAGATATTTTATAAGAAAAACATCCGCCATTTATATTCTTTTTATCTTCCCACATTGGATTTATACCATCTTTCATTAAAAATAACATACAATTCTTAATTAACATATTAGGGAAGCTGTCAAATAATGCTATCGTTTCCTCAATTGTACTAAATGTTGTTATTTTTATATAACTATCTAAACTCCAATCGGTGTTATGTGGTAGATGTGCCCATAAACACCATTTATCATATAATTTGTGATTGTCAATATGTTCTTCATCCTCAGAAACAAAGTTTCTAGATACTGACCCTATTGTATCCGGGTCTGATGGAGAGAAAATACTCTCTTCCATTTTATATATACTTGTATAATAATATATTTAAATTCTTTATCTAAATAACACATAATGATTTAAATACTTTATATCTTTCATCCAAATTTATTAAACATTTCCGTATTAAATGTTTCTTATTATGATTGTTTTCGATATGAGTTTTATTATAACAATCGCTAATGTCAGCAAATAATTCTAATGCAACTTTATTACATAGATTATTTCTATTCATAATTTATTATATATATATAATAATAAAATTGATTTATAAATCAAACCAATATATATATTCAATGAAACCTGTTGTGAGAAAGATATCTCAAGATGATTTACATTTAAAATTTACAATTGAAAATATTAATGTTAGTTTAGCGAATGCGGTCAGGAGAACTATCTTGGCGGACATTCCTAGTATAGTCTTTAGAACCACCCCATATAAAGAGAATCGGGCAAATATTAAAATTAATACCTCCAGAATGAATAACGAAATTATTAAACAACGTCTAGCCTGTATACCTATTCATATTGACGACCTTAAATTTCCAATGAATGATTATATTATTAATATAAAGAAAAGAAATGATACCGATACGATCCAATATGTTACTACCGAAGACTTCGAAATAATTAATAAAAATACCGAAGAGCCGGTCCCTAAAGCTCAACGAGATAAAATATTCCCACCATGTTCTATTACCGGCGACTTTATTGATTTAGCACGACTACGCCCTTCTATAAATGAAGAGATCTCAGGGGAAGAGATTGATATTACGTGTACTTTAGATGTAGGCACTGCTAAGCAAGATGGAGCATATAATGTTGTTGCTACGTGTAGTTACGGTTGTAGCCAAGATGCAATTAAGGTAAATGACGCGTGGACAAAGAAATTATCCATCTATAAAGAACAACATTTATCAAAAGATGAGATAAATGACGAAGAAGCCAACTGGCACACACTTGAAGCAAAAAGGCTTATAAAGGATGATAGTTTCGATTTTGTAATAGAAACTATCGGGATATTTAGTAATATTAATATTGTATATCAATCTTGTCATATTCTTGCCGATAAGTTTAAAAAAGTTATTGCGACTCTAGAAAGTGACGATGAATTAATTAAACCATCTAAAAATAATCTCACCAACGGGTTTGATATAACTCTTTTAAATGAAGATTATACGATTGGTAAAGTTATAGAATATTTATTCTTTGAGCAACATTATAATAAGCTTTTAAATTTTTGTGCTTTTAATAAAGCACACCCGCATGACAGTTTCTCAACCATATGTTTGGGGTTTAAGGAACCGATTGATTCCAGCGAAGTACTAAGTTACGTTAGTAGTATTTGTAATACTGCATCGCAAATATTCGAAAATTTAGCAGGGAACTTTGTCGACGATAAATAGTACTTTGATATCATGTTAATATTAAAATATATTAACATTATTATGCATAAATCATAAATCATTACTTATTATTTATAACACTGTTTGTATTTGGTTATATATATTTTCTTTTAGTAATTTAATAAATAAAAGGAAATATATCATTAAATATCATTAAATATCATTAAATATCATTATATTTAATAAGGAATCTATATTAAATAATATTCAATAAATAATCTATATGGACTCTAATATTGATTTGGATATCAATAATTATAAATTGATAGATATACTTAATCTATTCAAATTAAATTATAATTTTTCAAAATGCGAACTCAAAAATACAAAAAGAATGGTTCTCAAAACACACCCGGATAAATCTAATTTAGACCAAAAATACTTCCTCTTTTTTATTAAAGCATTTAAAATACTTTTACAAATATATGAATTTAGAGAACATAAAGAACATAATGAACATAAAGTAAAAGATAAGACCTATGATAAAACGTATTTACATAGCAAAGAGAATGAAGACCTATTAGAGAACTTTAAAAGTAACCCGAATTTTAATCAAATGTTTAATGAATTGTTTGAGAAACATAATTTAAATACATTATCAAAGAGCGACGGATATGGTGATTGGTTAAAGTCAGACCAAGATATCAATACAGATAATGTATCTAAAAATAATATGAACGAATATATTGAAAATAAAAAACGCGAATTAAGTGCTATACAGCCCGTTAATAATATTAAAGAATTATCAAATAATACCTTCTCTAACTTATTTGGTCACGACGAACATGAAAATTTCGCATCAGATGTATTTAGTTCTTTGCCCTATGAAGACTTGAAGAAAGCACACGTTGAGTCATTAATACCCGTAACAATTGAAGACTCCCAGGATAAAATATCTAGAAATTTAGAAAATATAAAATATGAGAGGAGTTCACAGAATGTAAACCCATTTACTGAAATGAAATCTAGAGAGATTTTAGAAAAGAATCGAGAAAATGAAGATAAAGATGATATACAACGATTATATGAGTATGCTAAAGAGGAAGAAAATCTAAGAAAAGTAAATGATAATTTAATGGCAACATTTAAGAGATTAACATAAAAATATTTACATATTATAATATATATGATTACTTATGAGAATTTTACATATATTATAATATTAATTACCATTAGTTACTTTTATCATAAATTTAACATTCACGACCAGATACAAAATGAACATAATCAATATCAAATCGTAAAAG